GCGTTGCTTTCGAGTAGTTGCCCGCGTGAATGTGTTTCAGTAGTTCAATCACATACCATCCCCTCGCTGGGCGGGAAATGTTGATTAGGGTTTTCGGGCAAGTCATCATTTCTTTGCCTCCAATTCGATCCATTTTGGCGCGCTCCACGCAAATCGCGTTTGGATGCCCATTTCCTTCGCCGCCTCCATCGCTTTCGCAACTGGACGCTTTTCCGCCCACAAGGGCATCCCGTTTACAATTATCCCAAAGCCATTTTCAAGCGATCCACTCAAATATTCCTTTGGGGTTTCACGCATTTGAGCAAAAACAATTTGCTTTTCACGCTCTGGGGCGTCCCACTTTAAGTCCATCCACGCACGATGGGTGGAATTCAATTTGTGCAATGTCATTTCTTTGCCTCCAATTCCACTTTGGTGATCACTTTGCGGCATCCTGCCAGTGACGCTTGATGGTCTGGGCATAGATCATCCTCGATCTGTTCCACGGCCCACTTCAACGCCTCAAACAACTCCGGTGCATTGGTGATTAGTGCCAATGCTTCGGGCGTGTGAATAGCCATCGTCGCGTGCGTTTCACCTGTTTCAGTATCGATTAATTCAATGCCAGTCCAGTCGTTTTGATCACCGGCATACCAGTTTATTTGTGTTTGTGTTTTCATATTTTCTAGCTTTCCGTTTGTACCCGCGCGAGCGCGCGAGTGGGTTGTTTATAGTTCACACTAAAGTTTTCCGCCCTCCACATTTGTTATCGTGGAATTCCAAACGCCGGTTTATAGCCGCGCGAGTGTCTGCCTCTATAGCCGCGAGGAATGACGCGCCAACGGCGGACTTGCGCCGCCCCCGCGAGCGCGCCATATCAAGCGCATACCGTTTCACTGCTGCCTGGTTGTTTAGGTTTGCCATTGGTTTAACCTTTCCGGTGGATTTCCCACGCGTCATCATCCGCGCGCACGTTTTTATGTTTGCAATCTAATTCCCACGCCTTGCGCGCGTATGTTTCGGCGCGTTGCCGTTGCCGCTGATGATCCACCGCCGCCAAAAATTCGGCGTGCGTGCTGACAAGATAATTGCCCGCTGTGTCTTTTCTGATTTTTGTTTTCATAATGGTTTTAAATTGTGGGACGCACGGGCCGGTGCATTTTGGGAGCGCAACCGGCCCGCCGTCCCTTGCGCGCTCCATTTCTCCGGAGCGGGCAAATTAAATGAGTGAATGTTTACGCAAAATGGATTGCACATTTCCCGCCCCGCATTCGGGGCAAGGAAAACTTGCGTCCGGTTCCACCGTTTGCGTATGGCCGCATTCATTGCACGTGCCTTCGCATACGCCATCCATCATTGCCGCTTCAATTTCGGCCATTTCATTTTCGTCAATCATAATTTTACCTTTGTTTTATCACCGGCATTTGGCCGGATAGGGCGGGCCGATATAAACCGGCCCGCCGTGATCCGTTCACTGTTTTCCATTGGCAATGGCGGACGCTTTCCGTTTGCTTTGCCCGTGAGCAGCAAACCCAACAACGCACGTGCGGTTTGCATGGGAACACAGTTTGCAATTCGCGCACGTTTTACCGTCCAGAAATTGTGCTGGGCAAACCACTAGCTTTCGCCCTTCCGGCGTAGTGCGCGGCAAATCCTTCGTGCGTTGCCGGTATTCGGCAAGTGATTCGGTAAACTCGCCCTTTGCATTCGCCCGCCCATATTCGGCGGGAAGGATGGAAACCACCGGCCCGATATTCAGCGCGGCCAGTTCATCAGCTTGCCGCAAATTATTTGCGGACAAATTCACGGTGAATCCTTTGGCATTGGATTCCGCCACAAGTTTGGCGTTTAACCGGTGGGTTGCGTTGCGGTTGTCAACCGGCTTGTGCGTGTAGGTGAATCCCCTTTTGCCCTTATTGGCTTTAATCAATTCGCGCATAAAACGTGCGTGGATCTTGTTGCCAACTCCCGGCAAGTCACCGGCCTGATCGTGGCGCCACAGTTCATCATCCGGCAACGCGGCAACATTGAACAGGAAAGCGCGCCACATTAGCGGCGCCCGTTCCATTGCCGCTTGATCCAATTTCCTCCAATGCATGGCCAGCGGTCCGCCCTTTGCATAGCACGGCCCTTTAATGAGTGGACAAGCGGGCGGGCAACTATCGCTTGCCGTGGTGGATACCGGAATCGGGCCGGTCTTGCGGTTGGAAGATACGCGCACGAAATGCACGCGCGGCCAGTATTGGCTTGTTCTATTACTTTTCATATCCTAGCTTTATTTTCCCAATGGGGGCCGGTTATAGCCGGTTGCGCGTGGGTTGCTCCTAGCTTGCCGCGCGCGCCCCATTGGCTTTCGGCAAACTAGGTTTTAAAGTTTATTTAGGTTGGGGGAATTCCACGTTAAATCGATCCTGATAGGTTAGGTCGCGCCAAGTGTCAAACGTGCCGCGCGGGTTGCTATTCACGCGCAAGCTATGTTGTGCCAAGCAATTGTTATCGCTAGTGAATGCCAAAACTTCGCGCAATTCCCATTCATCCGCCGGATACAAGTCCTTCAACCGTATCCACGCGCAAGCTATGGCATCATCCCAGAGTGCGCTTTCCGGCTTTTCAATATGCGTCAACTCAATTTTGAATTGCCGCCGCTTTGCGCGCGGTGCGTCAATTTTGTGAAACGTAGCGATAAACTTTGTTTCGTAAACCTTGCCGCTGATCCTTTGTATTTGTTTCATAATTGATTCCTTAAATTGGCGAACTGTCCTTGCTGCTCGCGCCACTCTACTTTTGCACGCTCTACATTGGCGGCACGTTGCGTGTGGGTCGGCATCGTGATGTTCTTCCCGTTGGCATCGTGTGCGTCGATAAACTCGCCACCGGCGAACATGTACGGCGTGCCAGTCGTTTCGACTCTCTCGCCCTTCCAATAATAATCTTCACTCTGTTTCATAGTTCGAGATCCTTTACCGGCCTTAATTGGCCTTGAGGGACTGTCGTCTATTGTCGTATAGATAGCAAGCACTTTCTAACACTATTTTTCACATGGTGATATCATTATGAATTTTAGGCTCGCTATTCCAGTCCTATTGCCTTTAAACAATGGGCACGTAGTATGCCGCGCAACATCACCATATTAGCTCACAAAGCCGTCAAGCGTGGCCGCAAGCCCGCTCTGAATAGCCTCACGTCGGAGCAGATCGATAAAGCGTGTGACGCACTAGAATTGGGCTTTCCACAGTCTCGCATCGCCGGTTTGCTAGGCATTGCAGAATCCACATTGTCCCGCATCTTAAAGCGTGGCGGGGAAGTAAGCGAGAGGCTGTCCCTTGCAAAAGCCGAAGGGGTAAAAAATAACCTTGCTGTGATACAAACGCACGCCGCCAAGAGTTGGCAAGCTGCCGCGTGGCTGCTCGAGCGGTGCAACGGCAACGAATTCGCCCAACCTTCGGCACATTCAAGTCAAATGGTGCAAATTAACCTGCAGAATGTACTAGCGGCACAAGCGCACCGGCCCGTTGAAAAGATAAAGCGCGCGGATTAGCCGGTAAACGTGGGGCGAAACGCTATGTCGCGTCCCTGCATATAATTGATATTGTGCGAATATGAGCAAGCCAAAGACACCACGCGACGACCACCACCCCCCCAGCCCTGCGGTTGCTTCTGCCCCCCCCCTTCCAGAATCCCCGCAGATAAAAAGGGGTCGTCCGAAGGGGAGCAAGAATAGTGTGAAGCCGAAGGAGTTGGCATTGAGCAAGGAGTATGATTTGCAGTGGTTTCCGGAGAGGTGGTTGGGGGACAAGCCGTATGGTTGGCAGTTTGATGTATTGGCGGCTTTAAATTTGAAGGAGAGTCGTGTTGCGTTGAAGGCTGCGAATGGTAGTGGGAAGACTAGTTTAATTGCGGCGAGCGCGGTGTTGTGGCACGTGGTTAATTTTCCGGAGAGTTTGTGTGTTTGTACAGCGGGCGTATTTCGTCAGGTAGAGGCGGCGTTGTGGCCGAGTATAAAGCGTGGGGTACAGAGGATGACGGGAGGTGATGGATTTGAGGTGACGCAGAGTGGGTTGAGGTTTTGTAATGGTGCGCGGGCGATAGGATTTAGTGCGAGTGACGCGCATAAGGCGGAGGGTTGGCATCGTCAGGGGCCGAGTAATAATTTATTATTTATAATTGATGAGGCGAAGGGATGTGAGGATGGGATATTCCATGCGATGGAGAGGTGTCAGCCTAGTCGGATATTGATTATGAGTAGTCCTGGGTCTGCGAGCGGTTATTTTTATGAGGCATTTACGAAGCAGCGAGAGCGGTGGTCTACGTTTAGTGCGACGGCGTTTGATTGTCCTCATTTGAAGAAGGAATGGATTGACGAGCAGATAAGTGCGTAT